TTAGTATATTGGCTCCTGCACAAAATCCCACTGCCCCACCGCCAAAGTCCGCGCCGCAGCCGCCGTAATTTGAATCTTCGCCCCCATCAAAGTATTCGCCCCGGTGGTTCCCGCCGGTATTTGCGCCGTGGTCGTGAAAGTCCCATACAAAAAATTATTGATATAAAACTCAATCTTACTCCCCGCGTAAAGCCGCGCCTCCAAAATAGTCTGGACGCTATTGCTCATCGTAAACCCCAAATTCACCGTCTGTTCCGACTGTCCCGCCTTGTAGCTCACCCCGTAAACCGCCCCGTTGATAATCTTAAAACCAAAGAAATTATTACCCGATAATTGTCCGCAGATCACATAAACCGTATTGTTGGTGGTATTGGGCAGCATAACCGCCACCCGGAAATGCCGGTTCCGGTCAAAAGTATTGGCCGCCAGCGGCAGGGCGATAATCCGCTGCGTCTCCACCGAATCGTTATTCGCCGCGCTGGTAGTCAATTTGAAATAGCCGTTGGCCGCGTCATAAGTCGCGGTTCCCGTACCGACCACCGTCTTTTGAAAGCAGGTGTCAATATCCGGGATCAGGCTGTAGCGGATGCCATTATATCCGAAATCCCAAAGTTTCGGATTGATCCCGGCCACCGATTCAGCTTCCTTGGCTCTGGTAGCATAGGGCAGAATGGATGAGCCGATGGAGATGATGGCCGGGTGAAGATAACCGGCCCGATTACCGAAAGCGATCCGCCCGGATGAATTCTCAAAATTGGAAATGTCCGCCGTCAAGAAATAAGTGTCGTTCGGATTGTTGTTCTTTATCACCTGGAGTGAGAAGGTCCGGCCTTCCTTCTTGAAGTTCACCGAAAGCAGATCCCCGAATACCAATTTTAAGCTTCGGGTGTTGGTCAGATTATTCGTCCCGTTAATCGTGTAGCCCAGAACCAAACTGGTTCCGTCCTGCGTGAAGAACACCCGGTTGGTGGAATCGATCTCCCAGCCGATATGATTCAGCCGGGTAGACATAGCCATTAAATTGATACCCAGTTCGAAGTTTTTAAAGCTCTGATTCGACCGTAAGGTCGCCGCCCTGGCCCCTTTGTTATCGTCAAAATAATCGCTCGGCATTAAGTCCCTAAATACCACGCCGTTATATTCCTTGCCGCAAAAATAAATCCCCTGATAATACCCGGAAGAATGGTTATCCAGGAAATCCGCCACATGAACACCATTCACCAACCGTTGAAAGACATTGGGGTAATTGCCCTCCGGATCTTTCCGGGTCATCAAGATGGAACCGCCGTAAATATCCACCGGCCCCGCCTGTCCGCTGGGGCTGGTGATAAACCCAATCCATTTCACCGCGTTCCAGTTCGGTGTTCCGTGCGCCACAAAATCGCTTTTCTGAATTTTCACCAAGTACATCATATCAGCATCCGCCCAATGCTCCTCATCCAGAACTCCCTCATAATAATTGGTGGTTCCGGGATAGGTGTCGCAATAGAAATTCAGCCGCATGGAACCGCTCCGGTTGTTAAAACTGGCCCCGTCCATGAAAGTATGAATCTGGATGAAATCCCCATTGGAACTGGCGCTGCCGTCACCGAATTTCGACAGGTCCAGGTTACGGACATAAGCCAGCCCCGAACTGGCCGCGCTGGTCTGCCGCCGTAAACAGGCACCGTTATGCCATTTTTCATGATATTCCACCGCCAAAAGAGTCGCTGTTCCAAAAGTCTGCCAGAAAGGGTCAATCACATTGGCCAAAATGATCTGATTATGCTGGCTATAAAGGGGTATATACGCCAGAAAGTTGGTCAAAGAGTCGTGGGTATGGTTCAAGGCCGCGTAGGTGGTATCATGATTATGGGTATTGATTAACCCCAGCAAATCATTAATGTCCTGGGCCTCCGCAAAATCGCCGATGGTTTTATAAGTAAAATAAAGGGCGCCAAGCTGATAAGTCGCATTGGTAATCCGGTAGGACAAATAAACCGCTTTTCCCGCCTCATTGGACAGGGAAAGATCTTGATTCTCCAGGATATAGTCGGTATTCAGGATTAAAGCGGTTCCTCCACCCCCCGGAAGCGTCCGAATGGTGAAATCCACTCCGCCAAAGAAGGTGTCATGGTCCAACACATTGGAGCCGGACCCCACATTGGAATGAAGTTCATCCGTAACCGGCGTTCCGGCCAGGTTTTTCGAAAATTTGGCGTTCATTTCAAAGTTTCGCTCCTTTCAAGGACGATTTTTTGGTTTAAATCCAAGTTTCTGCGCCCATTCTCCGAGATAGACCCCAAGAACCGCCGCGATAATCAGTTCCACAACCCGCCAGCACCGCTGGCCGAGGGAGGATTTTATTCTGGAAGCCCCGATTTTCTCGTTTTGAGCGACTTCCAGCGGAATCAGCCGTTGGTTTAGCCCGGCGATGGAGCCGTTAATCCGGTTCACATGGTTCAAAATCTCCTGGTTCTGCCCGATCAGAATCCCCAATTGCCTGCTCTGGGCGTTTTGCTCCTGCAAAATCGATTGAATCAGTTCCAAAGTCTCCTTGTCCATTCCTAAAACCTCTTTTCTATCGGATAGCTCACCATAAAACCCCGGTCTAACTGCCCGTTATCGCTTTTTTCTCAGGCCGACGAACCGACCGGGCTTGAAGCCATTTCCGTTTGACAAATCCGCCCGGACAATTCGCGGAAAAAGCTGAATCAGGGTATATTCTGCAGGCCGACCGTCCAAGAAAAGAAAACCACTTTACTTGACCGGCGAATTCAAGCCGTTTCTGGATGCCTAAAACACTCCGGAATGAAGGCCGGAAATCCGGGCCGACGAACAGACCGGGCCGGACCTGATGTAAATTCTGTTTCTCCTGTCAATTCCGTCCCGGACAATTCGCGTAAAAAGCCGAATCCGGGCTTATTCCCCAGGCGACCGTCCAAGAAAAGAAAATCACTTTACTTGACCGGCAAAAACCTCCGGGTCTGTCTCTTTAGCCTAAAACCGGAACACTAGCCGGAAATTCCCGCCGATCGTCCAAGTGGAGTATTTCTTAACTTGTCCGCCGCTTCCAGCCGTTCACCAGAGCCTAAAACATCCGGAATGAAGGCCGAATTCCGCCGACGAATCAACCGGGGCGGAAGATTTACTGTTAGTCCTGTCAACCCGGCTCATTCGCGTTTAAAAAACCTTTCCCTTTAGAGTCCCACCCAAAACATTGGCCGCATTCCGAAACACGCCTTGCGGATTTCTCCATGCTGGGTGGAGCGGGGGAGCCAATGAATGTTTGCCACGAATCCGGGCCGACGAATAGACCGGGCCGGAAGAAATTCTGTTGGCGGAATCCGCCCGGACAATTCGCGAAAAATCCAATCCAAGCGTATCCTTGGGGCGACCGTCCAAGCGAAGCAAATCACTTCCCTTGACCGGCAAATTCCTTTTGGTCCGTTTCATAAGCCTAAAAAAATTCCGGAACGCTGGCCGGAATCCCCAGCCAACCGGAGTAGTTCTTTACTTGGCCGGTGATCCGGGTCTTCCACCGCGAGCCTAAACCCCACGGAATGAAGGCCACAAATCCGGGCCGACGAATAGACCGGGCCGGAAGCATTTCTGTTGGCCGATTCCGCCCGGACCCGGACAATTCGCGAAAATCAAAAAACCATTCCAGGCCATGCTCCGGTCAATCGAAGCAGATCGCTTCCATTGACCGTCGAGGCCGACGAACAGACCAGACCTGAAGCAATTCTGTCCGCCAATTCCGTCCGGACTGTTCGCGAAAAGCCGAATCCTGGTCCATTCTCCAGGCCGACTGGTCAATCGAAGCAGACCACTTCCATTGACCAGCAAGCTATCCTCCGCAGCCTAAACCCTATGAAAGTAATTCTGTAAGCCTTGTCCACTCGGCGCCGCCCATCCAACTCAAGGAAGCCGCCGCTGCCGGGGGCCGGCCTTGTCCCTGGTGTCCAATAGGTAGCGTACCGTCCGGGACAAGGCCCGACTCCCCTGATCCTCCGGTGGGAACCCATAAGGTGTTGCCACTGATTCCTCCGCCGTCTATCTGAAAGCGGAACTGGAGGCCTACATCCCGGGCCGCCGACATAACGTTTTTTATACAACGCCGGTCGGGTTCTGCCAAAGAGGTCTTCGGCCATCGTATAAAAAGCGTTATGTCGCCAGCGGGAGAGTGGATAGTCTGGGAGTCCGCTGGTTCGCTTGATTCAGGGGACCGGGCACCGGCATCGTGCCTGGCCGCCGTCCGTGGCGGCCTGCCCGGTCCCGGATGTCGGCTTCGCAAGTCGGCTCCGCAGGCCAACCGGCTTCCACAGGTCAAGGAGAAAACACGGCCAGCCGCTGAAAAACTTTTAAGCGGTCCCTTCGAAGCCGCCTCCGCAGCCAATCACCTACGGCGGCTGTCAAACGCAGACTTCCGCCCGTCGAATATATCAGGTCTGCTCTCTTGCCAGCCACCTAGTGGTTCAGGGAGCCGACCGGCTTCCACATGTCAAAGCAGTAATCACGGCCAGCCGCCGAATGTGCAAGCCCGTTCTGTTTGCTCTCCCCGCCCGCCCGATGTTGGGGCGAATCACGATTCGCCCTTACTGTTAGCCGTGTCACCCATGCAGCCCCCAGGGGCTTCCCATTTACGACACTCCCGCCAGGTCGAGTACCAGCCTTCCGTCATTGGTGGCCCGTACCCGGTTCAGTTCACCTTGCGACCAGTCCAGGGTATCGTCATCTGTCCGGATAGTTGCTGCGGGGGGAATCAAAACTCTCCCGCGTTCGAACAACGACCGGTCAAGCATCTCCAATCTATCGACACCACTGACAAAAGTCCGGATTTTTTCCTCCGGGGAAGTCCATTCACCCGACCAAAAAATGCCTAACGAAATCCATTCGATATTTCCTCCGCCAAGGTCTATTCCAATGAAGGGTTCCAGTTTCCGGTTGGGCTTCAACAACCCTTGTAATGGAGAGATTTGATTCGCCGGGTCGAAAATCCGGCTGATGTTGTTAAAGACAATTTCCAGCGAATTGGCGGATAAATTCCCGGCGGATAACAATCCGGAGTAAATATCCTTCTGCGCAAGCAGTGTCAAGGCAAACAGGTCTTTTCCAGAATAAGTGACCTGCAAGTTATCTGTCCAGTAAACTGTCACTTTAACGTATATCTTCCGGTTCGTACCAAGGATTGCTTGCCAAAAAGCGTCACTGGCCGGAATCATGGTCACTCCTCCTTCAAGATGACGGTTACGTTCTTCCAGACCGCTACGGGCAGGGTGTTCGAAAGTTCGCGGGGAAAAGATAAACACTTTACCGGTTTGGTTTCATTTAAGAATTGAAATGAAAGAGTGACACCCCGGTCAAGTTCGGCCTGAATAATTAGCCGCTGGGCTTCGGTCAGCATCTTGTATTTCAAGATATATTTGTTCTTCGTGACAATGCTATCCGTGTTTAACGTCCCATCGGCGGAACGTTCCTCATTGCCGATATTCTCCGGTTCGATGATGAATTTACTGGGTGAGGCAATCAGTGTTTCAGCGCCGGGTAAGCCCAGTTTGAATTGGCCGAGCATTGTATTGGAAGTATAGAATCTTTCCCGTACCTTTAAAGCATAGGCGGGGATTTTCATGTCGCATCTTTCCCTTCAAGATTATAGCAACCGGAGCCGCTAACACCTTTATACATCAGCCCGGCGTCAATCAGGATCTCCTTGCAACGCGGTCCCAGCTTCCCGAATTTGGAGTTAAAGGAGAAGTCCTCGATTTTCATGGGTCCGAGCGGCCCGGTGATATCGCTGGTCTCATCGATTTGCAGCCAGTATTCAATCTGGGCGCAAGTTGCCTGAATGACTTCAGACTCCCTGTCCGTGGTATTCGTCAAGTGCCGGGTCTTCCGGTAAATTAATTCACTGGCGCGGTGGATCATCCGGATAATATCGGCAGGGAGTGAACTGGCGTCCGCTAGCCCCAGGTAATCGATTAAATCGTCAACCGTCGCAAACGGGAGATTCATTGCTAATTTCCTTTCTCACTTTTTGGCTCACTTTCTCAATTTCATTTTGGATGGTGAGAACGGGCAAAACCTGATCATTTTTCGTTGCAAAGGACCCGTTCTCACTTTCTCACTTTTTTTGAAGATACCATGTAATAAAGATAACCTTCCTACCCTGGATTGATTTTCAATGTGGGTAGGTGTCCTCATCTAAAGAAGATATTTTAGTGAGAAAGTGAGAATCGTGAGAAATATATATCAAAAGCCGCTTCAAATCGCAATCCGATTTTCTCACCCATGCTCACTTTTTCTCACCATGGATGAAAAGGGCGGGAGGTTGTGCCCCGCCGGTTCCGGTTAGTTCTGTGAAATCGCCCGTACCGCCAATTCCGGGTAAAGAGTTTTAAAACCGCAGATCGTATCAATCGAGCAAATATCTTTCTTCTTCGAAATGTCATATCCGAATACCACCCGGAGGCCAAAACCCTCAAAACTGACGATGGCCTTCTGTTCCTTGGCGACGCCTTGCGGCAAGGCCAAAGGCCGGTTCACGAAGGCGAAGGCGTTTTTATGAAAGACCATGTTATTGACATGGCTGTCAATCAGCGTAATCGCCTGAGTAGTGACGGCGCTTGGCAGAGCGGGATAGATATTGAGTGTTCCCGCCCCGGAGCCGTTCAAAGTGCAATCGGCGGTGACCACAAAGAGATTACTGGTTAGAGTGGCAATTGAGATTAAATCGCCTTTCTTATAAGTCCCGGCCGCGCCGCCGCTGCCAATGGTTAGTTGAGTGGTTCCGAGAGTACCGGTGGCGGTGGGCGTTCCGCCCGGAACCCCGGCGGTATGTTTCGGGGTGTTCTGGTCCATGAAGAAATCAAATCCCAGTTTCCGGCCAATGGACGCTTCCCGGAGCGCGGTGCCGTTATCGCCGACTTTCTCGGCGGAAGTGAAAAGTTCAAGCTGCAATAATTTGCTTTCCGCCATGGTTCCCAGGATAAACCGGCGGTCAGTGGGAGGGACCGCTTTATCGTTCATCGCTTTCCGGTTGTCGATAATCTTAGCCACACTGTCCAGTTCGGCGTTGGCCGCCCCGGTATAGTAGGGAACATCCTTATAAAGCCCAAGGATTCTCGTATCAATCTTCTGCGCGAAAGCCTGCATCGCCGGGATGATTAATTGCTGTGAGAAATCATTGATGGATAAGGTCAGTTGTTCGGAAGTGACTTCAAAGGAAGTATCCAGAATCGTATCTAAAGTTACGCTGGTGCTGCCTTCGACCACATCTTGAATAACAATCCCCACCGTCCGGTCGAATTCGTTAGCCACGAAGGTGGCCGGTTTCCGGATGGTCACAGTGGTTCCTTTGCCTTCCACGAATTCCTCTTTGTAATCCCGGTGAATCAGGTTGGCCATCACGCAATTGTTCCGTAAAACCATTAAGGCTTCACGGGCCACAATTGAAGGGGTGATAAAAGTATTCGGCATTGCAATATACCTCCTAAAAAAGTTTATTTGCCCTGGCCGACAGTTCGCGCCTTGATGTAATCAGTCATCGACATGCTGCCAAGGTCTTTTTGCCCACCGCCGCCGCTTCCGAAATCTTCTCCGCCGTTGTCATTGCCTGGTTTGCCCAAGAATTCGGGGAATTCCTTCAACTTATTGCCGATGGCGGTCTTGACGGCGGTTTCATCGGCAACGCCATCAGTGACAGTAATCCCGCTGGAATTCACCAGTTTGAGAAAGGCTTTAATCCGGTCAGGCTTGACATTGGCCTGGGCGGCCTGCACCAGTAAAGCGGCGTCAATCAGTGTTTTCTCAGCGTTCTTTTTGACCTGCTCGTTTTCCCGTTTCAAGTTGCCGTTATCTTCCTGGGCTTTTTGCAGGTCGGTTTTGTTCTTCTCCTCGGTTTCCTTGGCTTTAGCCACCAAGGTCTTTAAATCTTCCGGTTTCTCAAAGCCGAGTTCTTTGATAAACTCGTTAAATTGCGAACGGCCTTCCCGTTTCACCCGCTCCATGAAGGAAGCCTGGTTGGGGAAAATAATTTGTTCTTTGTTTTGGCCGTCCCCACCGGCAGGAGGATTTTCATTATTGTTATTATCATTCGCCCCGCCTCCGCCGGTGTCTTTGTCCATCAGGGGATAGTTCGAAAAACCGAATAAATACCGTTTCAACATGGTCATAACCTCCGCGTTCGCGTATTCCGTGATTTTATTTACCGCTCACGTTGGCGGTCACTTCAACCGGGGGCCAGAACGAACTTAATGCCAGTTCGTCCAATCTCCCGGCCCGTTTCAAGAAAAGCAGGGAACTAGCGATAGTTTCAATGACGTTTTCCAAGGCGTACATCTCCAAGGAACCGTCCCGCCAATTGCTAGTAGCTTTCAAGGGAGCCAAATGCAAGTGAAGCAATTCGTGAACCAAAGTTCCTTCCTGGTCCCGGTCCCACCAATGCCCCAGGTGATAATCCCGGCAGTCCAGGATTTTGATGGCGGCGTATTTCTTTGAAATTATCCAGGAACTTTGCCCGAAGAGGTTGCCGTCCTCCAACTCATGAAAGCGGACCACGGCGAGCTTCACATCCCAGTCCTGCAGCCGCAACACTTTTTGCCAAAAGACACATAATTCCGGTAAATTTGATAGATTCTCCTTCGGAAAAGAACCGGTCCGGTTCAGCATTTCATCAGTCCGTAACATGGTTTAAGACCATCCTTCCTTTCAAAGAGTGATTTTCATATTTAACTTCATGGGTCTTGATGATATAGTCCTGCAAACCGGTGTCCCGTAAATTTTTCAAGCGAATCCGGTCGTCAAATTCCAGGACCGGATTGCCGACATAGGATAGTTCCATCCGGGGTTTCAAGCCGCTGAATTTCCGCAGTAAAACATTGGCGATTTTCCGGGCGATTTCACGGTTTTGTATTAAGTGGCTCGACGGATGAGCATAAGAAACCGAGTTCGCCAGGCTTAAATTTTTAGTAGGCGCATAAAGCCCGGACCCGTAAAGATTTCTGCCATAAAACCGGTTTGCGCCGGTATCGACGGTGGTGGTATTTCCCAGGTAGACTAATTCATTAAAGCGGCCTTTCACTTTCAGGGGATAACCGCTGATCGCCAGGTTAAAGGTACAGTCAATATTGGTATTGACGGTAATCTTCGCACCCCAGGCGAAATATTCCTGAGCGGTGATGATGGTCCCGGCGGGGGCCAGTTCCAAACTGGCGGAACAGTTATAGACCGGGTTTTGGGTGTAAAAGGTGGTGTAAAAACAGGTATAGGTTTTGGCTTCCCCGGCCTGCAGGCTTTGGGCGTTCAGCCGGTAAACTTCCTCTGCTTGGGAGGTGGGAACCAGCGGATTGCCGTAAACCTCCACCTGAGTCGGTAATTGGCCGGTAAAAGGAATCAGCTTCCGGCCCGGAAAATAGCTGCGGGCGGTAATCGTTTGGACTGCCGCCGCTGTTTGGGCATGGTTGGGACCGTCCACATGGATCCGGTTGGACCGGTCGGTATAACAATTGCCGAGCACAAATTTGATAACCTGTTTCAACGCCCGCTTATGGCTGGACTTATAAAGCCAGGCATAGGGAATATAGAATTCCAGAAGTTCGGCGTCAATCAGATATTCGGAGACTGTCAGACCGGCGTCGGTTAAAACATCATAAGCCAGCCGGTAGGCGGTGGCAATCTGGCCGATAGTCACCGCCAGCACCGAAACCGCAGGAACCGCGTCCAATACCGTAGATTCCAAAACCAGTTTGATATCGAAATTTTTCAGGCCGGCCTGCCGGGTGTCCACCAGGAAAAACCGGGCGGCGCCGTTCACTTGTTCCCTCCAGGAAAGTTTTCCGTCAATACTGACGTAAGCCGAAATCCGGGTCCCGGTGGGCGCGGTTCCCGTCCAGGCCACCGTCACCATGGCCCCATAGCCGGTTTCAAACTCCACCGGGATGGTAATTATCCGTTCGCCGCTGAGCCAGCCGCGTTCATATAAATTCGCCTGATAAAGAAAACTCCCGTAAAGCATGGTCCTTATCCTTTCGGCGGTATTTGGCCGTTATTTGGGGCAGGCGGTTTCAGCCCGACTATCTTAGATTCTTCCAGAATCCGGTTGACCTCTTCCTGGATCTGTTCCTCCGTCCAATCCCGGTTGACCATTTTAACCTTGGTATAGACACTGACGGCCACCGCCGCGTTCAGCATGTTCAAGGTGGAGGCGATGGTTGTTAAATCCGAGGTAACGCAATCATTAATCTCAATACAAGGCCGTTCGTGGCCGCCGCCGGATTCAATGGCCAGCATCATTTGCAGCAAATCTTCCAGCGCCGTCTTCCAGTAGCGGGCTTTTTTGGCGCTGGTGATCACCGATTTCTTTTCCTTGATATTCAGGGCGTAACCGGATTCATTGGCGGCCATTCCGATACCCAAACCGAAGGATTGGGGCGCGTATCCGGCATTCGATATAATCCGGGCGATCAAGTCCAGGCAGGTTTTTTGAAAGGCTTCATGCCGGATTTCAAACTGGACGTTCTTAATCGAACCGGCTCCCTGCAAGTCGTTAGGGTCGTAGTCCAATTCCTCGAAGACTTCTTCCTCGAAATCGAACCGGGGGTTGCCGGTCTGAATATCGCGCAGGTATTGTTGAGGGGCGATGATCCGTCCTTTGCCCAGCCGGATATCCCGAATCCAGCAGGTATAAGTCTCGTCCAAAGAGTCCATCAGGCCTTCCGCCCCGCCAAAGTCCGACTGACCCAGCGCCGAACCCCGGAATATCTTGTTGGGTTTCATATTGGGAATGTAGCGGACCATGATATCGTCTTTGATGGGCGTCTCTTTCTCCGGCGGATAATCCCTGGTTTCCTCGAAAGTATCCAGCGGGATTTCCTTCCCCAAGGTGTTCGCGCTGCCCTGAAACAGTCTGGTGAAAATCTTGCCCCGCTCATGCCGTTCCAATAGCCGGTAAACAGTTTTCATGTCATCGGAGATCACTTTCCAGAAAGTAACGGCGGTCAGAATTCCAAACTTGAATTCCGGCAAGGCGTTATCCGGCTGGGCGATGTTAAGCACCGGGAAGGGAAACAATTTCTTGTCCCAGTTAATCTTCAGGAAGATCCCGCCCATGGCCGAGGCGATCTCGGCGGCTTCCAGGATGGAATTATAGAACCCGTTCCGGTCTAAAAGTTGCCGCATTTTTTTCACTTTGGCGTCGCCGATCTTCACACCGGGCAAGGTCACGGTAGGCACTTCCGAGAATAGAAAATTGGAACTGGTGGTGGACAGTTCTCCGGCAATCGGCACATGCAGCATGATCCGGCGTTCGTTTTTAATCTCCTGCGCCCAGAATTGGCCTTGCCGGGTGGGAATGTTCACTTTTGAGGCCAGGGCGTCGGAGATTTGCAACGGGTCGCCGGAATACCAGGCCGCCCATTCCCGGTAGTGTTCATAAACCGCTTGCCATTCATCCGGAGGCCAGATTTTATTGGCGGAGTATTCAGGAAACATGGTTTCACCTCATTTAGGCCGCTGCTTTTTGTTTCAACAGCGACAGCCACATCATTTTGTTGCTGTAAACCTGGTACCGCAAGTTATCCAGGCAATGATCGTTAATCTTCGCCGGTTTGTCGATACCCAGCAATTGGGCTTTCGGGTCCCAGGAGTAGGTTCCAAATTCATTGATGGTATTGGCGCAACTCCGGTGAACCCGGATCATATCCGCCCCCATTAGGCTTGAAACCAATCCGATACCTTCCAACACATCGTTTTTGGCCTTGGCCACGCCGTGAACGCCATCCTGCCAGAGCTGGGTGATAAAGGCCGCCGCCGCCGGGTCGCAATAAATCTTCCGGATATAGCAGTTCAGGGCGTGATACCACTGGCGAAACTCCGCGCTGTATTGGGACGGGCTTTTCTGCTTGGCAAGCTGGTTCTGGTCCGTCGGCATCCCGGAATGATAATACTCGTCGCAGATGTAAAGCCGGTTGTCCGCACCCAAAGCCGTGTGTAAAAAGGTGGTGGCGTTGGAAGTCCCGTAATCGATGCCCACCCAATGGCAGACCAGTTCCGGGAGACAGTCCACGATCATGCTTTCATCAAACTGGTCGTAAATCATGCCGCTGGCCAATACCCAGAGGCCGTCGATAAACCGTTTATACCACAGCGAACCGGGCGGCCCGTATTCCAGTTTTAGTTCTCTAACATAGGCCGGGTCCAGGTTCAGGTTGTCTTCCAGCGTAAAGTTGAAGACCGTCTTGTTCAGCGCCGGGTTGCTGACATAGTTCCGGTACAGGTAATGATACGGGCTGTCCGGGTTGGTGGTCGAAATCAGTTTCGCGCCGGGCAGGCTCAGCCGGGAAAGCAGCATCTTGAAGAAATCTTCCGGGATCAGCGTCCCTTCATCCACATAGGCGAAGGAAAGGGTATCGCCCCGAATCCGATCTTTGGCCCGGGAATCCGACGCCCCGACCACGAACAATTTCCGGCCGCAAACCGTCACTTCGCCCAAGCCCCGGTTATAAAAGTAATTCCGTTGTCCGACAATCTTCTCCAGGGGCTGCAAGACGTTATGGTCGATGGTCCGCTCCGTATAGCCGGTGATCACCGCGTTGCCCGGCGGCTGGGTGGCGATCATATCCAGCAGCCGGACATTGGCCGCCACGGTTTTCCCGGAGCGGACTGCGCCACATAAAAAATTCAGCCGGGCATTGGTCTGGGAGATCGCCGCCAACTGTTTCGCCGAAAATAAGCCCCAGGTCATCCGCCCGGTGGTTCCCCGTTGGGATTCTCCGGCGCAGTTTCTTCAGGCTCACTGTTTGCTTCCGGCATAGCGGCGGCAGGCAAAGCCGACTCTTTAATCGCCCGGACCAGTTCGGCCAGGGAATTCACATCGCTGGTATGCTCCTTATCCAGCCCCAAAGCCAGCCGCTGGCCGCGCTGTAATTTATCCATCACATTCGCCAGCCGCTCCAGGGTAAAGATGGTAAGCTGGCCGTCGCCCATCCGGATTTTGCAATCCTCCAGAACTTCGATGACGTTTTTCAAGAAGTTATCCCAGGTGCGCAAATGGGCGGCGTTCCGGTCGGCCTCGATTTTGACCTGTTTCTCCAGGGTCTTTTTTTGAATCTCTTCCGCCCGCTGGGCCAGGTATTGCCGTTTCTTTTCTTCCCATTTGCGCTTGCAACTGATGTTCCGCAGGTAACTGTAATCCACCCCGACATGATCGGCGAAGGAATGCTGATCCAGCCAATCCCCGGAGATATATTCAACCTCCAGCTTGTCCCAATCGTATTTTCGCTTTCCCATGGGCTCACGTCCTATGGCTGTTTTTTAGGGGTAACCGCTTTTTTGGCCATATCCACCAGATTGCTTCCGGTTTTCTCCGAAGTCCGCAAGAGCATATAGCCGCCGACACCAATCTCCATCAGGGTATAAAGCCGTTCCGGAAGTTCGTGGGGGTGAAACAATTCCGGAAAGAAATCGCACAAGTAGGGTGAAAGGACATGATTGTTAAACAAGATACTGATAATCGTCAGCATCAATAAAGGCCGCCAGCTTCGCTGCAGCCAGTTTCCCTGCGCTTCGGCGACAATCACGGACTTCGAATTATCATAAAACGATTTCAGAAAGTCGTATAAAGCCAATTGCAAATCTTTTTCCAAAGCGGCGCGGGTCTCCGGGCTTAACGGCAGATGTTTATCCACTACATCGACGATCTTTCCGATAGTGCCGTTGGTAATCTGTTCGATCCAGCTCATGGCTTCGCTCCATAAAGCCGGATATATTCCCGGACGGACGCGGCGATAGCCCGCCGGGTTTCATTCCACCGGGTCTTTAATTTCTCCAGGTCCTTGGGGTTATCGTGAAAGACAATCTCAATCAAACAGGCCGGGGCGACAGTATCATCAAGTTCAGCCAGTTTTCCGCCATCAACGCCGGTTTCCTTGGTGTCCGGGTCTTCCTTGCCGCCGCGAATTCTGGTTCCCAGTACGGCGGTAACTTTTTTAATCAGGATATCCGCCATTCGGTTGCCGCTGATGGAATCGTTATGTATCCAGCATTCGGTTCCCGAGGCGCTGCCGGGTTGCGGCATGGCGTTGGTATGCAGCGCCAGATGAAAGTCTGGTTTCCAGGCGTTAGTGTCGTTAATGACTTGCCTCAATATCCATTCCGGCTGGTTCAGTTTGATTTCACAGTCGTTACGTAAGTCCAAGGCCACCTGCGCCGCCATTTTCTGCATGTAATATTCCTCGTTTCGGCCATCGGCGGTGATATTCTTTTCCTGGGTGGAAGCCGAGAGATACAGCTTGAATTTGCTCATGTTTCTCGCCTCATTTCTTTCTTTTTTTGGATAGCTCACCATAAAACCCCGATCTAAGTGCCGATAAGGAAGATGCCTTTTCTTCGCCGTCTTGTCAAAGATTCAACTTTGCGGGTGAAATTTTCGGGCCGATACCCCCCAGCCCCGTTACAACAGGGTACTTGGTTCGCTGCGGGCTGTCCGGTATGCGCTATGCCTTCGCGGGTCATGTCAGTGGACAGTCCTCACTCACCTTTCGGGGTGACAATTAACGGGCCTGGGGGGTACGCCGGGGGGTATCACGGTAATCTGCAAGCGTGCAGATTTTTACTTAAAAAAAGACCGCAAGACAAAACCCCAACGGCGGGAGAAAAGCAACTCGTATGTAATTTAATTGTATATCCGAACCGGCATTTATACAAGCAAAATTTAGCCTGCACGCTTGCAAACACTATGATTTTATGATATACTAGAATCAGATTTCGAGGAGGTGCGCGGGATGATGCAAGGCTATTTGCCGGGACTCCGGGTTTATCTTGATTTTCCTTTGGGGCGGCTTTATGGTTCGGTGACATACGGCCCGCGCGGCTCCCATCCGTTTTATATTTACGTCCGGTTTGATGATGGCAGTTTGCGGGAGTTCCGGCCGGGCTCGGCCAGTTTGAAGCTTTTAAAGAAGGTTGAGGAAGGGAGGCGCTAGAGGTTTATTTTTTCATGTCTAAACATCTGCAAGCGTGCAGATTCTCATTAAATTATATTGCAAAGGAGCGTGTTTTGAATGAATCAAGGTTTATCATTGATGGAGTTAGCCCAGGAACTGGAGCGGCAAAATTTAGCCAAGCAGGATTTTCTGGCGCCTTCCCGGCTGCTGGAAGTGGAACCAACAGAAAATAACCGGTTGATTATGCATGTGGACCGGGGCAGTCAGGGGGTCGCTCAATTGCCGGTGAAACCGCTGGCCGAGGATCAACTGCGGGAGTGGGCGGAGATCCCTTCCAAGTATTATCATTTGATGCGCCAGAGAGCGCCGGAGTTATTATCGGCCAATGTTAACCACTGGCTGCGGACCAAGGATCAGCCTCGATTGGTCCGCTGTCTGGATGGTGAGGCCAGGGCGTTTTTATCCAACCGTTACCGGACCATTGATAATTATGATATCGCCATGGCCGCGCTGCCGGTGTTAAAGGCTGACGGTCAGGTCACGGTGGTTTCCTCCCAGGTCACCGACGGCCATTTATATATCAAGGCGGTTACCCAGCGGTTAACTTATGAGGTCAAACCCGGTGATCATGTTCAGGCTGGGATCGTGATTTCCAATAGTGAAGTGGGGCTGGGTTCGGTCAAGGTGGAGCCGTTATTATTCCGGCTAGTCTGTAAAAACGGGGCGATTGTCAACGATTTGGCGATGAAGCGTTATCATGTGGGACGGTATACCCGGGATCTGGATGAGTACACCGAGATTTACCGGGATTCCACCCGCCGGATGGATGACGCAGCCTTTATGATGAAGCTGCAGGATACTGTCAAGGCGGCTTTTGATGAGGTTCAGTTCGCCAAGTTGCGCGGGGTGATGGTGGACGCCGTCACCCGCCGGATTAGCGCTCCACTGGATACGGTTCTGGATCGGGTGGTGGAAAAGTTCGATATCCGGGAGCGGGAGCGCTCTGGGTTGTTGATGCAGTTGGTTGAGGGCGGCGACGGTTTGACCCAGTGGGGTTTGGCCAACGCCATCACCTGGCTGGCCAATACCGAGAAGGATTATGAACGGGCGACGGAGTTGGAGCGGATCGGCGGCGAAGTGATTACCCTGGAGCCGCAAAACTGGCACAAGCTGGCCGAAGTGGCCTAGAGAGTTTCACGGGGACCGGGGCGCAAGTTCCGGTCTCCAATCTATGAAAGGGGTTTTGGAAATGACGCAACATGAGGGAATGAAAACAGTATTGGTTCCGGAGGATCTTCACGCCCAGGTTAAAGCCTTCTCCGCTTTGGAAAGTCCGGCGAAAACCATTCAGGATATTACCGCTGAAAAATTACAGGAGTATGTTGATGAAGCGGGACAGCGTTTGGCGGGGAAATTAGCTGTAAAGTAAAATTGGCGGATAATGCCGGAATTTATAGTTTTATCATCGAAAATGTATTAAATTAACAGAATTTACTTGATATACATAAATTTGTTAATCTACTATTGATGAAGGTCGGATGACGTGATATGATATATTTGCAAGTGTGCTTGCAGAATATAGCTTGCAAGCAATTGTAAGACATTTTTTTTTATCGCGGAGTAGTGTAGCGGTTACACATCAGGTTCATACCCTGATTCACGCCGGTTCGAATCCGGCCTCCGCAACCAATCTGATAGAATTCGCGGGGCATTTTGGCCGCTAGGCAAAACCATCAATCCCGGTTAAAAGCGCGAACGCCATCAAGCCCCGCGATTTAATGTATGAAAATGAAAAATGAAATCCGATTTTGTGATCCGGACTGCGAATATCTCCAACCGAAAGAAAACGACCCGGATCATAGTTTTAATCATCAAGAAATTGTTCATCATCGGTGTGAAAGGTATCATTTACCGTTACACCATTATCAATATCAGCCTTATTTGATTAGAGTTCCGGGGTGTGATTGTTCCGGATATAACATTTATACGAAAGGAGGTTTATAAGTTCATATTTTGAAAGGGGTTGATATTAGAAGAATGAAAAATTTATTAAATAAAGTCATTTGCTTCAGGCTCCAATCGGGAAATGCCGATAATTTAGGTGTACGGATAAAGTAAGAAGGTACGAAAGAATAATGTTCTGTTCTCGGTTTTTTTACCATTAGTCTATGAATTGATACAGTTTTGGATCTTCTTATTGTGGTAAGAAAACAAAGGAGTTGATATGATTGAAAGTTTTAAAAGTAAAGCTTCCCAAGACTATAAAATCATTATTATACAAGAGTTCCAAGATTGAAATCCTTTTAACATCAAAAACAAAGAAGGTTGTAAAACATTAATACCTTACAATCCAACTTTTAAGAGATTAAAGAAAGTCCAAACGCCGGGCTTTCTTTTTTTGAAGTTTATTGATTTTTATTTTTGATGGAAGTAGCAAGTGTTTTTAAAGTATTCCATTCTTTCAGTTTCTTCCGGGATTTGTTCTTCTTTCGGACTTCTTTAACTTTCCACTCATGCCATTATTAATCCCTCCTCATTAATTGGGAGATATGGTATCTTTGTTATATGATATATTTATCTAAAAGGGTGATCCATACGATAAGTAAAGTTACTAGAAAGGTAGACTAAGATGAAACCTATAAATATATTATCTTTAGTCAATGCAAAAAACGATTTATCATCCTCAGTCTTTGAGTTATATAAAAGCAATTTTGAAATCAAGATAAAAGATAATGAATTACTAGATTTAGGATCTTTAGTAAATGAGCTTCAATCTAATTCCCGGGAATTAAATATTCTTAATGAATTCTATATTGGGTATATCATTAATCAGATAGGTAAGGAATTCGACCTATTAAGATTTGGTGAAGATAGTATTATTAATATTGAACTTAAAAGGGAAAACACCGGAGAAAAAATACAGAAACAGCTTATTAAAAATAAATATTACCTTAGCTTTTTAGGGAAAAAAGTATTGAGCTTTACTTATATTGCTAAAGATAAAAAGTTATTTTTTCTTGATGATAGTGAAATTCTAATAGAAACTGATATTTCTTTTTTAATTTCTCAATTAAAGGAACAGGAAGTACAAAATATTGAAAATATAGATAGTTTGTTCGATCCTTCAAACTACTTGGTTTCACCTTTTAATTCAACAGTAGCTTTTATGGAAGGTCGATATTTTTTAACCGACCATCAAGAAACTTTTAAAAACCAAATAATAAGTTTAAGTACGGAAACTGGTCCTTACTTTATTTCAATTCAAGGAAACGCAGGAACAGGTAAAACTCTTCTAACATATGATATTGCAAAAGAGTATATACAAAAATTAAAGAAAGTTCTCATTTTTCACTGCGGATTCCTTAATAGCGGTCACGAAAAACTTCGTCAAGATTACTCGTGGAAAATATCACCTATCAAAAATTTTGATTCCTACGATTTCAGCAAGTATGATCTTATTATCATCGATGAAACTCAGCGAATGTATAAACATCAGTTAGAAGTTTTTATAAGTAAAATAATGGCTACAAACGCTAAATGTATTTTTTCTTATGATTCTCAACAATGTCTTTCCAGTTATGAAATAAAGAATAATATTCCACAATATATTTTAGATCAGGTTTCCCCTAAGGTTTTTAAGTTAACTGAGAAAATCAGAACAAACAAAGAAATAGCGGCATTCATTAAAAATTTGTTCGATTTATCAAAAAAAAGTCCGAACCAAGTATATTCTAATGTTTATGTTCAATATTTTACAAGTGTAGACGACGCTAAAGAATATTTAAGTATGCTAAAAGATCAGGGTTGGAAAGTTATAAATTACACGCCGTCCAGTTATAAAAATTATCCATATGATAAATTTCAAAACGACATGGAAGAGAATGCCCATAAAGTCATTGGGCAAGAATATGATAATGTTGTAGCAGTTTTGGATAGATTTTTTTATTATAAAGAAAATGGACAACTATCAACCCGAGGTTATTCTAATACTCCGTATTATCATCCAACAAAAATGCTTTTTCAGATAGTAACAAGAACTAGGAAAAAACTCAGTATAATAATTATTAATAATGAAAATCTATTAAATCAATGTTTAAATATATTGGGAAAGAATTGGTAA